ACCAGTAGTTCCTGTTACTCCAGTGGGTCCAGTTGCACCTGTAGTGCCAGTTACTCCCGTGGGTCCTGTTGCACCAGTAGTTCCTGTTACTCCAGTGGGACCAGTTGCACCAGTCGTTCCCGTAACACCTGTAACGCCCGTCGGTCCAGTTGCGCCGGTTGCGCCAGTCGTACCAGTAGTGCCCGTAACGCCTGTTGGTCCGGTTGCGCCAGTTATGCCCGTTGCGCCCGTGGGTCCAGTAACACCCGTCGGACCTTGTGCGCCGACATCACCAGTACGAGCAAAAGTAATGATTACGTCTTCGGCATTAGTGAAGGATGTTGCAGAACCAGAAACGTATCCACATGAAACTGTGAAGTATCCAGTTTCTTCAGTTATGGAAGAAATCGTAAATAATGCAAAATCCGTGGAATCTGCCTTATTAGAGATTCTAAAGTGACCTTTTATTGTGCTTGTTGAATCATCGATTGTTCTTAAGAATGATTGGATGTCTGTTGTTGAATCATCTTGGTCATCAATGAATAATTTTGTTGCTGTCGTAATATTGGAAGCGTCAAACTTTAGTTTTCCTACACCAGGGTCGCTCTGAGTTATATTCGTATCGAACGTGTAGTCAAGTGTGACGCCACCGAAATTTCCTTGAGCACCCGTTACGCCCGTTGCGCCAGTCGCTCCAGTGGTGCCGGTGGGTCCGGTAATACCCGTTGGCCCAGTAGCCCCAGTGGTTCCTGTGGTCCCGGTAATACCCGTTGGCCCAGTAGCCCCAGTGGTTCCTGTGGTCCCGGTTACTCCTGTGGGTCCAGTAGGACCAGTCGCTCCGGTTGTGCCCGTAGTTCCAGTGATTCCCGTGGGTCCAGTTGCGCCAGTATTACCTGTTACGCCGGTGGGTCCAGTAATGCCTGTGGGTCCAGTCGCTCCAGTAGTACCAGTAACGCCGGTTGCGCCCGTAACACCAGTTGCTCCGACTGTTCCTGTGACGCCCGTAGGGCCAGTAATGCCAGTAGGGCCAGTTGCACCCGTGATACCTGTAGGACCTGTCGCTCCAGTGTCGCCAGTGGTTCCAGTAGTGCCTGTAGGACCAGTTGCGCCTGTTGTGCCCGTTGTTCCAGTTGGTCCGGTGATGCCTGTCGGTCCAGTGATGCCTGTCGGTCCAGTGATACCAGTGGGGCCAGTCGCACCCGTAGTTCCAGTAGTGCCAGTCGCGCCTGTAACTCCCGTAGGACCTGTAGCACCTGTATCGCCAGTAGTGCCCGTGACTCCCGTCGGGCCAGTAGCACCAGTCGCGCCCGTTGTGCCTGTGGTTCCCGTAATTCCAGTAGGACCGGTTGCTCCCGTGGTTCCAGTTGCACCCGTAACTCCAGTGGGTCCTGTGTCACCTGTGGTTCCAGTAATTCCCGTAGGGCCTGTTGCTCCAGTGGTTCCAGTGGTTCCGGTTGCGCCTGTAATTCCAGTAGCACCCGTTACTCCAGTAGGCCCAGTGGCGCCCGTAGTTCCAGTAACGCCCGTAGGCCCTGTTGCGCCAGTAGTTCCTGTTGCACCCGTAGTACCTACGTCACCAGTGCGAGCGAATGTGATGATTACATCTTCGTTATTACTGAACGATGTTGACGGACCAGAAACATATGCACAGTCGACTGCAAAATATCCAGTTTCTTCCGTCGTGGAGGAAATTGTGAATAGCGCAAAATCATTTGAGTCAAGTTTGTTGGAGATTCTGAAGTGACCCTTGATGGTGCTCGTTGAATCATCAATGGTCCGTAAGAATGATTGGACATCAGTTGAGCCGTCAGACAAATCATCAATGTAGAGAACAGTTGCGAGACTTACATCTGCGTTATTGAACTTCAGGAATCCAGCGCCAGGGTCAGTTGCTGCCGTATTCGTACTAAACGTATAGTCGAGGGTAATTCCGCCGAAGTTTCCTGCTGGTCCTGTTACACCGGTCGGACCTATTGCGCCTGTCGCACCCGTTGCACCGATTCCAGTCGCCCCAGTTATTCCAGTAGGACCTGTTGCGCCCGTAGTACCCGTCGCTCCCGTTACTCCTGTCGGTCCAGTGATACCCGTGGGTCCAGTTGCGCCGGTAGTTCCAGTAGTGCCAGTCGGTCCTGTATCACCCGTGACACCAGTGGCCCCAGTTGTACCAGTCGGGCCAGTCGCCCCAGTCGTTCCCGTTGGGCCAGTAGCGCCCGTGATACCTGTGGGGCCCGTTGCTCCGGTGTCGCCCGTGGTTCCAGTTATGCCTGTAGGACCCGTTGCGCCAGTTGCACCTGTAGTGCCAGTCGTGCCTGTAATGCCCGTCGGCCCTGTGGCGCCAGTTGTACCTGTCGCACCTACATCACCAGTAATTCCCGTGGGGCCTGTTGCTCCAGTATCGCCAGTGGCACCAGTAATACCGGTTGGTCCAGTAGCACCAGCAATACCTGTTGGTCCAGTTGCACCGATTGGGCTTGTGGAGTCAAGAGAGCCATCACCTTTTACAAACTGACTAGATGTTCCACCCTGTGTAATAAACTTATCTGCGTTTATGTATTGGAAGTAATCAATAGCATTAGTAGTACCGCCAGTGCCTGATGAAGCAACCAAAGTTGAAGAAGGCTTATTATAAACACAGTTAAGAATTGAATAAAAACCGTTTAATACAACTGGGGCAACATTGGTAAGCGCAGAAGTTAAAAATTGACAGTTTGCTAAAGTTATAACGCTTGAAGCAGCAGAAGTAACGGCATTGGTCACAGCGGCAGCAACTACAGAATCTACAAGACTTAAAGTTCCCGCAGTTAGAACTGGGGCAACAGTGACAGCACTCTTAACAATTACATTCGCACTAGCATTATTGACCGTTATAAAGTTGGGGTTACCTCCAAAGATTGCAGTTAAACCTGCACCAGTAATGCTTGCAGCACCAAGGTCGCATAGACGGAGAACCGTGTAATCAGCGTTACTGCTTTTTGTGAAAGTTCCTGAAACCTCGCAGTTAAGTATGTTTACATTTCCTTGACCAGTAGGTGTGCTGACGGTCAGGTTTGTCATTTTTATGCCCGAAATAGTACAACCAGTATTTGTGCTGACTGTTCCTGAAATAACTATGTTTCCACCAATAAGACCAGGACCAGTCAGGGTTGTATATTGAGTGGTTATAGAAGGGCTTTCCGTGTATGTCCCAGGGTGAATAATGACTGTTTTGCGCTGTGAAGTCACTAAAGTAAGTGCTTTAGTAATAGAGGCAACCGGAGTTACCAAATCACCATTGCCAGTAGTGTCGTTTCCGTCTACTTGGCTAACATGAATTTCATAGTCGTAGCCAGTAAAAGTAATTCCAGAAACACCAGTAGCACCAGTGGGTCCTGTAGTACCAGTGGGTCCTGTTGCACCAGTTGCACCCGTAGGGCCAGTTGCTCCATCTCCGCCCGTATACGGAACGAACTTCGCACCATCAAAACGGAGAACTTGACCAGATTGAGCGCCCGAGGTGTCTACCTCAATGCCATCAATGAATAAAACTGGAACTTTTAAGGTATCGTCAGTTTTAAGGACATTCGCTGCATCGCGATATAGGTTTACATCGCCAGCAGCAGAGCCGTCACCCCAGACGAGTCGTCCGCCACCTTGAACTTGTAATCGTGCATAAGTTTCGCCGTCAAGAAAAATTGTTAGACCATCAGAGCCAGCAGAAGATAACTGCTTAATCGTGATTGGTGTTATAAATTTTTGAGCCATGACCTCGGTCGTCTCTTATGCTGAGCCCCTCAGGGCAATATTTACTTAGCCTGTTACGATAATTCTGTAGGCGCCGTTGCCGATAGCCCCCAGAAGGGTGACGCTCACTGTGTTGACATCGGTACGGGTAACATCACCAATAACCGTGGCTCCTGAAGCGACCTCCACAATCTGAACAATTACATCAAGAGTGTTGAAGTTATGAACAACTGACGTTGTTGAAACATTGTCAACGTGCACTGCACAGGCCTTGGTAGCAATACGGGCAAGTGATGGAGTACTTGTTCCGCGGCCTGTTGCTTCGGCGGATGTTGATGCCAAGTTAGTACGGGCAGTTGCTTCGGTCGTTGCGTTAGTGCCACCATTGGCGATACCAAGCGTCCCAGTGATACCAGTAGTCAACGGGAGTCCAGTTACGTTGGTGAGCGTTCCTGATGCTGGGGTTCCAAGTTCTGGGGTGGTCAGCGTAGGGCTGGTGAGCGTCTTGTTGGTGAGAGTCTCAGTCCCCGCCAAGGTAGAAAGAGTTCCCGTGGTAGGCAGGGTTACGCTCGTAGTAGCGGTCGTGGTCAGCGTCGTAGCGTGGGCACCAGAGGTAGTTAAGTTGCCACCAAGGGTTATTGTCTTGCCAGTATTGGCGACACCCGTGCCACCATACTGACCAGTAACGGCTGTACCGTTCCACGTACCGGTAGTAATTGTTCCAAGGGTTGTGATGGTTGCTTGACCCACATAAGTGGTATCGATATCGATAGCGTCTGAAGAAACAGAGATACGGCCCGCTGTTCCAACGGCATTAATCGTAGTCCCACTCTTGGTGAGACCATCGCCAGCGGTGAAGGCTCCAGCACCAGAGAACTGAGCCCAGACAATTGCGTCCGTACCTACGGTAATGGCTCCGTTGCTTGTTACAACAAAACCGGCGTCAGCATTAGCAATACCTTCTTCAACAAATGTGAACGCTCCGCCAGATACTTCACCCGCACCATCAAAGTCTGTAGCACGAACAGGAGCGCCGCTAGACTGGACTACGTAAATACCGTTTTCAGAAGCAGTGCCTTGGTTCTTTACGAGGATACGGTCGCCAGTGGCAAGCACCACTCCGTCAATTGTATCGCCATTTTCTAGACCAGAAGCGAGAAGAATGGCACCGGTGGTTGCTGCACGGACTGACTGCTTGACATCTAGACCTGAACGAGCAGCATCAACGTAGCCCTTGGTAGCAGCGTGACCGTCATCGGTGGGAGTGGCAACGCTTATGTTCCCATTTCCATCACGTTTTACAAGTTTGTTCGCAGTGGCGCTGGACGTTGCCCCATTGAGGTCACCAAAGAATGCGGCACTAAGCAAACCTGCGCTATCGGCATCAGCGACATTGAGGGTAAGGGTAACGGTACCGTTGGACTCGGAAACAGTAAGGGCTTCGGCAATGCCTACGCCGCCACCTGAAGTAATGCTATGTACTGTCTTTCGCCATGCAGCGTTTGCGTACACCATAAGGCTGAATGTGGCAGTATTGAAGTACATGCGGCCTTCAAAGTTGCCGGTACTGGGGTTGGTGGCTAGTGCCTCAAACGTTGCGTTAATTAGTTGATTCTGATTGAGGTCAATATTTGTTAGAAACTTCTGAGCCATGGTGTTTCCTTAGGTGAGGTAAGCGAATCCCGAGAATGCAGCACTAAATATTATTCGTACCTGAGTGCTAGATAGATATTGTATCTCACCATAGACAACTGTATTGCTAGAATCCACGACCATAACGCTAGGATTGCCCCCTAGAGTATGGGTAATGGTCCATGTTGAGGACACCGACCCCTGCGTATGGACGTGTCGCCTGGTTACGCCAGAAGCGATAGACCCCGTAGTTACCGTAACGTTGTTGACTACTGTTTGTACGGTAATTAGATTCTGGTCTTCTTGATTAACGGTGACAGTATTTGGCGTATCTTGCTGAATATTGACAGTATTGGGTATGCCGGTCATCGGGTAACCTCAGGAAGTAGCGTAAATGCACCTTTGAGAAGTTTTGATACTTCGCTTGCTGAGTTTATTATTTCCAGGTCGTATACTCCGCTTGTTTCAAGTGTTGCCGTCTGTGCTGCCGACATACGAATAGTTAGTTCTCCACTTGGGGAGTAGGCTGTTCCTGTTCCGCTGCCCACTCCAGTGGCTACAAATGATGTTCCTGCCGTATTGTTGGCAGCGCCAATTGCCGTAAAGGATGTATTGCCTGCAGTTAGAATGACGTATCTTGTTCCTACAACGAAAGAACCGGCATTAACCGTTGACGCAGTAGTATATGTGATGCCATTATTTGCTGTCGTGAGTTCAATCATGACAACAGATGACTCAATTGTTCGCCGTATCTGCATTCTTCCCGTAAAACCAGCAAAGTTGAACGGGAGCATCGAACTGGCGTCGTTAGGGTCGGGGTATTCCACCGTAATGATGCGACTGAACGTCGAGCCCTGCTCACAAGTTATATTGTATGTACCAGCAAGCATGGGTCACTCTCCTCTAATGCTTAAAACATTGTAGACGAGGGAAGTCCCTGCTGGTAGGAGTATCAGAGGACTGAGCCAGAATCCTTGTTTGGCCCGACCTTCTTGAGCCCAAATGCAGCAGCAATAACGGCAACGCCAGCAATTGCTCCGACCTTGAGGTTGTCTGCGTTGACGAGGGCATCAAAATCTGAACCAGCCTGAACCCAAACACCAAGGTACGCAGCAACAAATGCTGTGACTGCTCGTTCTACGGTATCTTTAATAAATTTAGTTGACATATCTACCTCCTGGTTGATTTTACTACATCATGCTTAGTCCGGCATCCATATAGAGCCGAATAAGTGGGTCACGAATGGTTGCAATAGCAGTATTGACGAACGCCTCCGTAGCAATGTTGACATAAGTCGTGCCATTATAAATTTGTAGAGTATCGGGAGTAGTTAGATAGACCGCACGCCCATCAGGCAGTCCACCAGCACCACTCACGGTGCCTAGCGCAGCATCTCTGGCAGTTGAGTCAGCAAATACCAAAACTCCCTGCATAAGAAAATTATCGAGGTCGCCCTCGGCTAAAACTGCCCCAGTTTGGAAATCTTTATATCCTGGCATAATTATCCCAACTCTCCTGTACCAATGATACTCGAACCAATAGTGAATACGCCGAAGTTATCTACCACAATGTGAGTCATTATAAAACCCATGGGCACAGTAGGTGCAATGGCAGCAAGAATAACTTCAGATGAAGTGTTCCCGTTATAAATACCCAAAGTTTCATCTTTTAATGTGGAGATAATAATTTCAAAAGGATGAGAATATGTAATTCTTACTTCCTTGTCTCCTGTGAGGTAGCGCTTTATCGTCTCCGCAAGTGACTCCAGTGAACCCGCCTTATAGCCGTAGTGCTTATTCTTTATTTGCCATAGTTTAAATTCATCTTCGTCGTCCCACGCAAAAGGTTTTGTCGTTGCGGTAAATGTTGGACTACCGCTATTTATCGTTGTGGCTGAATCTAGTGTGAACATTGTTTTAGAACTAGTTGTGCCAGCGCCCCATACGTAAGTCCTAAATCCCTCCGCTAAAACTAATGATGCCGCCATATTCTCGGCACGCGCTGGAGTGGCCCCAACCTTGTAGAGGCCATTCTCGCTAGCAGTTGTTTGGTTTTTTACTAAAACATAATCATTAGTTGCTAGCGTCACTCCGTCAATAATGTCTGCGTTATTGAGTGCCGTCGCTATGGCGATATTGTCCGTAGTGGCGACTTTTGCGGAAACCTGTTTTACTGCAAGTGTTATGGTATCGGTGCCTATAACTGGCCATGTTGCATTAGAAGGTGACCACATCGTCATTTTATTAACGGTTCCTTCCCTAATAAAAATCAGGTCCGGAGATGTCGTGTTTACGGCTTTTTTAACCGTGCCTGCTGAGTCGGTTACTGTGGCGACAGCGGTAGAAGCAACCGTGAATGTGTTGGTTGTTACTGAATCTATAATGAACTGTCCGTTATAGCCGCTTGGGGCAAGGCCAGCAATAACAACGGGTTGCCCAGCAGTTAGTCCATGCGAACTGGCGGTGTATGTTACGTATCCAGATGATGGAGTCGTTGGAGCGACTGCCGTAATGTTAGTGGATGATGCCGCCATACCGGTCCATCGCGCCGGCGTAGTACCAACAATATAAATTCCATTTTGGCTTGCTGTTGATTGATTTTTTACCAATACACGGTCCGCATCGGCGAGTACTACCCCATCAATTGAATCTCCGGCATTAAGCGCTGTAGATATGGTGATATTGGCCGTAGTTGCACAGCGCACTTTTATTGTAGAGCCATAGTCTGCTGATTCATCTGAATAAATTGATGAATAGCACTTCGTTTGTCCAACAATTTGAGAAAGCCAGTTGTAGTAATCAGGTGATGCGCTATCCGGGTCTACTAAAGAACTCTGATTAATATTGTCATCGATTGCGACGAACCCCGATTGCAGGTTTGGGTCATAACGGGAAATTGATACATACCTATCTACGACTTGTTCTACGCCGCTTGTTAGTGTGTGCACTAATTTTGCCACTGGATTTTGTGGATTTGATTCCTCGTCAATATCAATATAAACTTGAGGAAATTGGCTTAGTCCAAAATTTGTTGAGTAAGAAGCAAATATTCTATTCATGTCTACTATTTTAGGAATAGTTATATATACCTTGTTTCTGCCATGTCCTGTAATGGAAAATGACATGCCACAGACAAGGTCCTCGCCCGAATATTGAGGGAACGGGAATGATTGCTCTAATGCAGCGGGTTCTAATTTGTTGGCATATGCCGCTGTGGGGAAAATATGGTCTTTAGTAGTGTCAGCGACAGTAAAAAAGTTGTTACACGCATACTGAACGGTTGCTGTATTTGTTGAGAAATCGGGCAACGGTGAAGTAGTCCCATATATGTTGACCGCTTCTCCTCGCTTGAATAAGTTGTCTCCAATATATTTTATAAAAGTGCCATTACCAAAAATTTCTGATATGAGTGCTGTTTTTCTTTTTAACACAGATATCTCCCCTGTTTTCACAGGGGCTTGAACCAAGGGGGTCAGTGTTGTTTGGGCTGACCTTGAAGTACTGCGCGAAGCATCAAGTGTAGACCTAGTAGTCAATGTGGAGTTAACAGTAATTGCACTGCTGGATTTGAAAAGTGCATGACCAATCAATTTGTATGAATTAAAGTTAGTTGCAATTACGCCAGGTACGGAAATATTGTCTATTGACAACGTGATAGCGCCATCATTATCGGCCTGTAATTCAAATGTATAGAAGAGTTGATATTCTCTATTTTCTAAAGAGATTGCAAACGTTGATGCATTTGACGCCGTCCAGCCAGACATGGCTGTGGTAATTTCGGTATAAGCACGAGGGATGTCACTGTCCGAAATCGCGAATAGACTCTGGTCGCGTGATAAAAAACTTTCTGCGTACGGCATTACAAAGACTCGGTAGACAGCGTTACGGTAACTGCGGTCACTGGGACGTCTGGCAAAACACCACGATTAAGGAAATTTAAGGTAGTGCTGGTCGAAGTTTCGTGGAAATGTTCCCTTAGAGAACTTGCGGCGACCGTAGATGTATAGTCTGTTTCTATCGTAAATGTCGTTGCATTAATCTTTGATTTAACTGCTATTGAATTATTAGTGTAGGCAGTGCCCGAAGCATCGGTAAGTCTTATCCTTTGTCCAATTTGGAGTTTTGCTACATCTGCTGACAAGGCGGTAATTTTGACATCGCTACCTCCAGTATTCGCCGTCTCTCCACTCCCGGCCACTACCGTATAGGACAGTGCTGCAGGCGGGGTGAATTGCACTGAGTTCACATACCTCAATCCAGGAACCGTAGAAAGCAATCTTGAAATAATTGTTGATTCTCTAATTCTTGGTGACGCAACGCTCAATTCTTCGTATGGGAAATTTTGTGGAGACAAAAAGGAAGAAATTGATACTTTAATCAATTCTTCGGCATAAGCAAAATCGTAGTTGGAATCAATTGCGGCGTCTACAACGACACCACCACTTGTCGCAAGTTGCGCAGTTTTGAAATTGTATGTGCCCACTTCTAGTCCGGCCATTACTCTTTCTGCGGCGAATAGTTGTATTTCGTTTATTTGGTTAGTGGTTAGTGGGCCTGTATATCCATATAGAAAAATTGACACAAAACCCTTATAGTTTGACGATATCAAATTCTTCCCTGTGTCTGGTGTGAATGTTAAAACGCCCAAATCCGGCCGGTTGGTATTGTCGGGAATGCCAGCATTCATTAAATCGTAAACCTTGCAGCGAGATACGTATGAAAAGTTCACCAAAATTGCTGCTTCTAATTGTTTCGCAGTAACGAAGGTAGTCGATATTGATTCAAGAAATGTTTTGGCTGAGTTGAGATATTCTTGGTCGGTAAGTGGGTTGAGGCCATTTTGAAAACTTGTAAAAGTCACAGTATTGATTTCTGTATCAGTTGATAACGGCATCAATGTAGTCGTTCCGACGACCGGCTCGGGCATTTCTTCAAAACTACTGCTCACCAAATTGATGGTTCCGGTAGGTGGGCCTCCATCAACAATTATCGTGTCTTCAGATGCAACAAATAAATAATCCGTCTCATATCCGGCCGTTGTATTGACGTACCTGTATCTAAATTCCGTTCCGGTTGGTATGACTTCTCCAGTTGTCCCATAGAGGACCACCTCAGCCGTTGCTGTCGCCCTTATGCCGATGGGGCGCTCGTAACCCATCAAAGATACGAGACCCTGCATGAGGCCATTGGGGACCCTGTTGATTGAATTCGTTGCTGTAGCACCTAGAAATGCAGCACTTTGGAATAAGGCATCCTCTAGTGTGCCACGCCGCAAATTAAAGTCAGGCATAACAGAGCGGCCAACTTCAATCATTTCTCGATACAGTTGACCTGCGTCTTTGTCATGTATGGTTAGATTAATGTAATCGGAAAAGTCTGCTGGCATCTCATCGCCTCGTAAAGTTAAAAGAAACTAAATGATTGTCTTCGAATTCAGTGATGTCAATACTTTTGATATCAATTTCTGGAACATAGCGTGACGCCAGTAGTAGGAATTTGCCTCTATCGGTTACGTTGAATGTCGGGTCATAAACACCGAATTCGGGGAAAATAGGCTGAACGTCTGGTTCGGTACGGGCACACATGGACAAAAGTTGCTTATAGTAATCGTCCGTGTCATCAATGACATGCTTAAATCCATTAACGTCATACTCTATTGGTATTTTAATTGTGTCCATTACTTCCTCCATGGCGTAATGCAATAATACAGCATCAGGAAGCCCTCCGATTCCGCGAAGGGACCCTTACTCTGGCGATACTTCTGCAGTTGCTCGTGACGCATTGAGGGTAGCCTTGAGCGACGAGGCGGTTGCCTCTAGGACGGCAATCCTCTGTGCCTGTGCTGCAATCTGATTCGTCAAAGATTCAATAATCTTATTGACATCAATCTGTACGTCATCCATTACTTGTTCTCCAGTGCTTCAATTCTCTCCATGAGTGAGGTTACTTTAGCATCAAGTTCTTTGATGGCGGCAACTGTTATTGCCGTAAGGGCAACATTGTCAATCGATGAATATTCACCTTTTCTGTCAATATTGGCTGCTTGTGGAACAACCGCACCAACCTCCTGTGCGATAAACCCAATATTCCCATTTTCCCAGTTCTTAGTCCACGGGCATGGGTTCTCAGCGGTTCCATCACAGTTGTCCCGAGCGCAATCATGTCTTAGTTCGTCAGATTGAAATGGTTCAAGTCCTGCAGAATTACGGATTCTATTAAGGCGGGAAAGTGCCGTTGCTCGCCGTGGGTTGCTTGGTAATTGAGCAAAGTGCAGTTCTTCTTTCCATCTATAGTTAACGGGTCGTAATTGACGTACGACATTTAAGCCCGTCAATAATTCATCTTCATTGACTGCCGCACTGGCAGACTTGACAATTTGTGGGAATGCTTCAATATCTTGCTTATCATGGACAGAAGACTGATTGCTAATAATCGCATAAAATGTGCAATATATACTGTCATTAGCGTTTCTTAAATAAACATCATTTGCGTTGGCGGCTACACGAAACTGCGGAGCGACACTGCTTGCCCATAATGACATGCCCGCTATGGTTCCACCACTACCACCTCTTAGTGCCATTAATGCATGGTCGGACGAGTTTGCCGAGGTTGTTCCGTTGATAATGCTTGAGGTAAATGTTGTTGCGCTAGAGGAAGCCGCAGTGCTTGCGGACCCAGCAGAATCTGCATAACCGACATGAGTATCAGCGTGAGCAGTGTTGTTAAGATAACCATACAAACGCCAACGCGAACCAGTCCAGTATGTTTGAACATTATAAGCATCGTCGTAATCGTTGCGGTATAGTCGTGTTGCTCCAGGTCTCCCTGCGCTTGTCCACATGCCAGTCTGACCAGTAATACTAGAGGCTGCCAAACCACCAGAAAATGTCGTTGCAGTAACCGTCCCCGGGAAAGAAGTATTGCCAGAACCATCTAGCAATGTTGCCGTCCTTGTTAATGTCGTAAACACTCCCGTGTATTGTCTTACATAAATGGGTTCAGTTGCATCGTCTGCTGTTGCAATTTCTACATAGCCAGCATTAGTTGCTGTTCCACCAATTCTAATACGAAATTGGTCATTATCTGCCATGTTTCCGTATATTAAATCGGCAGTGTTTGTTCCAGTAACAGTTTTTGTCAAAGTACCATTGATAGCGTTAGTTACAGTTAAGTTAGTTAAAGTACCTACAGAAGTTAGCGAAGAAAGAGTTGCCACGTTTGTATAGGCGACCGTTCCACCAGCACCAAAGGCGACCGATGATGCATCAGTGCCCGTAAGCGTAAGTGTATTAGAGGCAGTAAGTGTTTTGCCATCAGCAATAGTTAAAGTAGCCGCAGTCGCTGGTGGAGTTAAAGTAATTTTATTAACTGTAGTTGCAGACGCTACTCCCAAAGTCGGAGTAGTTAGTACGGGTGAAGTAAGTGTTTTGTTTGTAAATGTTTGCGCCGTTGTAAGGTCTGCCGTGACTCCCGTATTAATTGACAGTGTGTTGCCAGACTTGGATAATCCAGTACCAGCAGTGATTTGTCCAGCACCAGAGAACTGTGTGAAAGTAAGTGATGTTGTGTCAAGTGTGATTGTGTCGTTAGTCGTGAGCACATAGCCCATATCGGCACTGACGGTGCCTTCAGAAACAAATACATACATTCCGCTTGTAACTTTTGCTGACGTATTCGCATCAGTGGACCTTGATGCTACTCCAGATGCTACGACAACATAGATGCCGTTTTCTGAGGCTGTTGTTTGGTTCTTGAGCAGAACACGGTTGCCTGTTGCTACAACTACGCCATCAATTGTTGAGCCGTTTATGAGGGCAGATGCAATGACGATGTTTGCTGTTGATGCGACACGAACTGAATCTTTAATGTCAAGGCTCTGCGTGATGGCATCCGCGTAGGCTTTAGTGACAGCGTCGGTTGAGTTTGTTGGAGTTGGGACTGTTACGGTACCAGTGAAAGTTGGAGAAGCAATGTTTGCCTTCAAATCTAACGCTGTCTGCTGTGCAGTAGAAACAGGTTTGGCCGTATCCGCAGTATTATCAACACTACCCAAACCAACCATTGTTTTGGTAATACCAGAAACAGTTCCAGTAAATGTAGGTGAAGCCAACTTCGCGTAACCTTGACCTACAACATAGGCAGTGGTTGCAATTTGTGTCGTATTCGTATCTACGGCAGCAGTAGTGCTTAAAGGTGTACCAGTAAAAGTAGGTGAAGCAATGTTTGCTTTCAAGTTATCTGCCGTAGTCACAAATGCTGTAGTAGCAACTTTGGTACTTGAATCGGCAGCAGTTTGCGTCGTGGCGATAGTGCCTGTTGGAAGCGTCGGTGTACCAGTAAAAGTTGGAGAAGCAATGTCTGCCTTCAAAGCATTATTGCCATTGAGTTTCTGTATTGCCTGCAAAATGCTATCCGTAGCAGCAACGGTTCCAGCACCCGAAACATAACCCGTCAATACTTTGGCGATAACAGGAGCGTTCGTTAAGGTTGTAGCATTACCAATCGATGTGACATCACCAGTCAAGTTGGCGTTAGTTACAACAGTTGCTGCGTTACCAACAGACGTGACACCACCAGTAAGGTTTGCGTTAGTGATTACAGTAGTAGCAGTACCCGACACGTTGCCTGTTAACGCACCAGTAAAAGCCGTAGCAGTAACAGTTCCCACCACCTGAAGTGCTGTTGAAGGGGAAACTGTACCAATGCCAACACGGTTATTTGTTGCATCAACGCTGAATGTTGACGTATCAACTGTAACTCCACCAATAATGGTTGCTGACTGGAATGTTGGGGTATTTGTGTTGGTCCAGTTGGAACCGTTATATGCCAATATGTCGTTGGCTGCTGTTGTTGTGAGACCCACATCGGTCAGCGAGGAGAGTGCCGATGCCCCAATACCAATATTAATGGCCTGATTTGCCCTAATGTCGGCGACGCTAGCGAGACGTGACTTTACAGCATTCGTGTACCCATTATTGGTTTCATAAATCAACTTATATAGCGGGCGAATCTCAACAATCGGCAATCCCGTTAAGTCTAAGTCCGCATAGGAAACATCTTCAGCCTGACCAATATTGTCACCAACTGTTTGTCCTAGGATTCCTATGACTGGCTCATTGAGGTTGTTTGTAGCGACAATCCAAGTAACTCCGAATTTGCCACTTGTCATGTCGGGTGTTGACCAAGTACCGCCAGACGACAAGTTATATGTTGCCCGAGTACTTCCATATTTGACGGGGTATGCAGTTGCCGTATCTAGGCGCCACGAGCCACCGGAACCAAAACGGTAAAACATTGGGATATACGCGGGTGATTGAAGTCTTTGTTCCCATGTGTTCGCGGTTGGCGTTGCGCTATGAGTGATATTGACTTCTAGGTCTTCGTCAAAGAATGTTCCGTTCTCGATGCTTATCTGCATGTCGGCATTGGAACTACCAGTACCAGCGAGGGTGTAGCCACTTGCCCCTAGGCCTTCTGCTAACGAGGCACCGCGAGTTCTATGAAGATACTCATGCGTTGCCCAATCAAGAGTTACGCCGTGTCTTTCGTCAGCAAAAAACTCTGCTTCAGCAGTTACGGAGTTATAGTAAATATATGCCGTCGGAGCATCCTGGTCCCAAGTAAAAAACGATGTCTTAGAAGATAAAACTCCAGTAGAACTGTAGTAGATGTAATAAAGACCAGTAGTGTCTGGAAGAGTAATACTTTCTGCGGCGGTCTTGGTATAACGCTTTCCAAGGCACCAGACATTGAATGAATCTCCAACGGGGGCTATATTAAAAACGCGAGTGCTGTTATTGAAAGAGATAACACTTTCTGTTTTATCTTCATGTCCAATTGGCTCGGTAGTTGCTGCTTCTGCTCCAGGACGGTCGGTGAGGCGACCAATGACGACCATCTCGCTTTTTTGGTTATCTAGATATGCGACCAAAACTTCGTCATCTATAACAAATTCTTCATCATGTTGTTTTCCGACAACACGGCAGGGCCCAATATTGATGCCCAGCATTTTGACGAATACGCGAAGACTGCCATCATTGTAGACGAGCGTTATTTTCCCTTGGAATATCCCACCAGGTTCAGATGCGTTGTTTGCGCTGCCATTACGGCTAGAGCGTGGGTTGAGTGCCATTAAATACCAGTCCCAACAACGCCAGGACCAATGAAACCAAGCGGTATGTCAACGATGTTTTTGTCTTCCCGTTCTGGTTTCCTGAAAGAGATTTGAACAGGGGTAGTAGACATATGGTCGAAAGAAACGTCTGTAATAAGGTAAAAATCTTCAAATGTTGGCACGCCATCTACATAGATTGTCATTCCTGGTCGCAGAACCATAGCGTTGTGTCTATCTAGAGACAGGGAGCCCTCCACTTGATAAATGTCACTGTCTGAACGCCTGAATGTTGGACACTGAAGCGGCACAAGTACCCTGGATAATTTTGAGTCATTAGCCAAGCCAGTGATGAGTACTTTTTCTTGATTGGGCCTACCTTCGATGCCCGAGTAAGGATAACCCACATACCATGAGTTCATTAAACGAAAATCTCGTTTGTTGGTTTTCTCATCATAAACGAGCCCAACGAATTGTTCTGGACCCCATCTGCCATACAAATCTCGCATTGAGGCAAAAACCAAAACACCATCTATCTCAAAAATTGAAAACTTGGCTTCACTAGCAAGACTCTCTAAGACAGACCAAAGAGAATCTGCTCGCTTGTCAGTGCTTGCTTTATTAATCTTTTTGTCTTTTTGTGTAGTTTGCGTATAGGATGATATGCCATACGCCCTGGCCGCCTGCTGAACAAAAACATGACCCTTGCCTGTTATTGAGCCAGGTTTTCTATCTCGTTTCATCTGCATCACTGACCTGGACCTTAATTCAAGTGCGATGGAAGGCGAAGAACCCGTGCCCGGACTAACAGAAACTGCCGCTAATTCAAAACTCAATATGGTGTAAGATAATCCACTAGCACCGAGATTGATGGCCGCCACGTTCGTAGCACCCGTTGGATTTATTATTTGTCTTTGGCTACTTTTGTATATAAACTCCCTACCAACATTGAAGTAATTATTTTCAAGCATTTTCATATTTACATCAAATAATTGAACCGTTATTTGTGGACAGAGTTCCATGGAATAACTTACGCTAACTGACTGTATGGCGCGAGAAAAATTAATCGCTCCGTCGCTGCTGAGTTCTACTATGCCGAGAAGAAAATTAGGGTCATCGTAAGACGATAGAAATGCAGCATTCTGTACTGTTGTCCCAAATTCAGACTGAACTACTTCGGGCATTACGCACTACCCCCGAGTGTCAACGATGCTTGTTCTTTGGGTGCTAAATAATTGCTATCTGGCAAGTACCTTAGGTCTGCAGGGCCACCCGTCCCTTTCCCTGGCGGAGGAATGGCTACGCTTACTATTGGAGGAAGAGCAACTATCCCAACCACTTCTACGGGCACTTCCGTTAATGTAATTTCAACCTGAGCAACCGCTATGTCTGAAGGAGAAGACGGCGCACCGCTCGCATTGGATGTTCGCCTTGTTGCGGTGACACTTAGGTCGGTGATAACGAATTCCATATTAGGTTTCGTGTTTTTGTTTTTATCCAGTTCAATGTTGAGGTTGCCGCGACGTAGTTGAATAGTGAGCATATCGTCAAAATTAAACAACATGACGGGTATTTTGCGTTGTGCCATTTTTCGCAATTGCAAAATTTTGTTGTCAACCGAAGTTTCTATACCGTCAGGAACTGTCGCCCCTCCGCTTACTGTTACATTGTTAGCAATAATAAATGAAAAACTTACTTTCATTAACTGCCATCGAGCCCAATCGACAAACGGAATGTCTTCTGCTCGGGGAATCTCCACCCACTCCCCAGCAAGCCCGCTATATTTAATGCCCTGAGGCACATAATCAAATGTGAAAACCGAGTCATCTTCTCGAGGTTTACCATTTTTGTCCAAGTTCGTCCTATATCGCTGCACCATTTGTGGCTTGCGACCTGCAGACGACGGTTGTCCTAGGTAGCCCTTTGGCATGCGTGTAACTATTCTGATTTCAGGCTTTGGCAATGCTGGGGGTATGGTCTTATCCTTGTTGGGGGGGCCCACTCCTGGCGGCCTTGGTGGTCCTGGTGGTCTCGGTGGCGTTGGCGACGCGGGAAGAGGGAAGAAGCCGGCGCCTGGAATAAATACCATGTTGCCTGGAGTGGTCCCAGTGCTCGTTGTAGTACCACCTGACAAATTTATATTAAAAAATTGCGCCAACCTAGTAGTCAAAGCGGAATCACTAATAGTTCCCGTTAGAAAGAAACTTTTATTAGTATCACTCAACATGAATGAATTGACTTGAGCCGGATTGAAGCCCATCTTGGTTAATCTGGCCTTGACATCATCTTCGGTGGCGCTTGTGTATTTTAGGTCATTTCGTCTTGCTTCGTATAATGTTGTTCCACTAGCAAATTTTCTATAAGTAACATATTCGTCGCCACGCCCGACATGGAGTTCTGGGACGAACTTGCCCCAATTTCTCACATAGAGAGAGTCTGGATTGGTTGCAGATGAATATGTCCCAATTATCTGCCAAGTTTCATAGGCATTGACGGAGTTTACCCCCGAGCCCTGTGTTGCCTTAGCAACAATAAAGGAGGTTTTCCTAAATTTATAATGGGCGGTAGTGCTGATATCTTGTCTAGGACTATTAGCCGAAACTGGAACTTTGAGGAACCCGTTTCTATCGCCTGTAAGAGTTTCTCTGTACGTTTGGCTTATTGTTGGCCATTTGTTGGCGCTAATTAAAGTCATCTGCGTTCTCCATTGCTCTTATTTATCATTGCCATTTTTGCAATGACAGCATTTGCAATTTCTTGTGGATTCGAGCCTGTTATATAGAAGTTATTGCTATTCGATATAGTCTGGCCTCCCCTTTCTGCTGTGACAGTAGATGATGTTGCGGAGACGGCAGTCATTGAATCACCGAGGCTGCGATTTGGTGGAACAACGTGCAGGTGGCGAGTGTCCCCCGCCCCATGGAATTCAGCAAAACCACCAGCGTTCTCCATCTTGTCTCTGTATGAAACGAGATTCTGTCCAGTCAGGTCAAGCGCTCGACCTGTTACATGGTCGGAATTAAGTGACCCGAGGGCAAAATTGCGATACGAAGAAGTAATGTTTCGCTTACCTGGAATGGAGCCACCAACTACCGAGTGATTAGATAATGTGGTGCCGAGATTGCGAGAGGTAGCATCTCCAATTGGTCCGCGGGGGGTTCTTGTATCGCTCGCTGCGTCCGCTGGCGGGTTAAGGCGGGCTACTGCTGCAGAAATGTCTGTCCCAGCGTTCTGCAGGGCTTTTGCCGCTTCGTCCAATGGTGTTACAAACTCTTCAAATTGAAGGTTGAAATCTTCCAGACCAGGCGTCATGTCAAGCCAGTGCTGCAGGGAGGCCTGCCCTTCCTGAGTGCCGAGGTCTATTGTATCTAGGAACTTCTGGAACACAGAAGATAGTTCCTGGTCACCCGCTAGGGCCGCGCTGATTTGAGAGACGTCACCGCTAACGGTCGTCGCTACACTGCCTCCCATTGCTTTTGCAGTGATGAATTCGGTCAGGTTTGACTCTCGACTAAGTCTGCTCGCTTCTACGACCGAAGCCAGTTCTTCCCCAGCCAAATCCATAATTGCTGGGCCCATGCCTTCAAGCGCTCCACCCACTACGTTGTACATCGTACCGTTCGGCCCATATGCTTTGTTGAATTCCGATTCAGCCAGTTGCACGTCACCTTTGTAATAGGCAATCAGTTGTTGACGTTTATTCTCAAAAAAATCCATCAACGTCTTTTTGTCCATGGTATTTTCATTGAATTGCCCTCTGAGTGCAAATGAGCCCTCATCAATGGCCTCTCTGGCCTCCAGCGAGTCCTTCTCTTTTCTGAAGATGTCCGTACCCCCAGCGAATCTGTCCTGAGCGGCAATGTCCATGTCGCGTTTGCTATTTATCATTGCTTCACTCAATTTTTTAAGTTGCTCTGTGGTTGCAATACTGCTGTCATACAGGTCGAGTCCAATTGAGTCTGCCAATTTGCGTATTTCTTCTTCGCTCTTATTCAAAGCCTTTCCAAGTTGTGGAACTCTTTCTTCGCCATAATCAAGTATTAATGTAATAGCCTCTTGGTCAAATTTGGCCAATTCGCTCGCCTGGGTCCAGTAGGCCTCTATGTCCTCCATTGCCATATCGTAGATACCCTGGTCCATCGTTCCAAAATGACCCGTTCCTGTCAGGCGCTGTGCCTTGGCTGCGTCCTTCAATTTGTCGGCGTCAAACACGTCCACGCCCGATTGGTCAAGGGCCATCAGGTCTTGCATGGTGCTGCTTCCTTCAAGTACTTCGGCTTGGCCTACAAGCCTATTCCATCCCGTTGAATAATCACCTATAACTTGATTGCCTTTACCAGCCGCTAGTGATGCTTTACCGCGTTCATTCGTAATGTCGGCACTTCCCATAAAATTTTCAAGCGCAGCGGTTCTAGTAGCGTATTTATCGGTTATCTTTTTTCGTTCTTCTTGTACTGTGGTCACACTAAAGGTGCCAGTATCTAACGCACTTCGAATTCCTTCACTAAACTTTTCCATCACTCCGCCAGCGAATTGAGAGGCCTCTTTGGAAGCCGCAGCCTGTGCCTCTTTCCTTTTTCGTGCCGTCGCTCCTCTAATTCCCATTACAAGGCCTCCAACGACGCCTACAGCAAGACCTGCGAGCGGGTTGACCATAGCGACTGCCGAACCTAAGGCAAGGGCTCCCTGGGCTTCCTCGGGCATGAGTTTTGATGCCACTCCAAGCGCGACACTTGCGCCGATTCCGGCACCCATTGAGTTATTAATGCCCTTCTTTATGTTGGGATTATCTTTGGTGCCAATATCTCCACCGAATATTCTTTTGTAGCCAGCAGAATCACGCATCTGACGGATACCCTGCGTGTAGCCCCTTGCCGTTCTCATGAAACCCTTTCCTTGATATCCCGGCATTGCAGCCTGCCGTGCCGCTTCTTGTTGTCGCATTTCGGCATTGGCTTGAGAGGACATTCGGAAGTTCCTATTGAACCAAGTGTTCTTGCGGTCGGCATAAGTGGTAGGACCACTTGGGTCGTATTGGGGCAACTTAATCGTCCCTCGGTTTGCCTCAATATCAGCCTTTCTGGCTCGTCTCAATTCTCTATAGGCGCCAAACTTTCCAAAGCCCCTTGACTGTTCATATTTCGCTTGAGCCGCTTGCTGCCGTAGTTGTGCGGCTGCCTGTTTATTTAGTGCGGTCTGCACAGATGTTCCAGCATTGGCTGCAGAACTTATCGCTCGTGATTGTGCTTTTGCTGCATCAATGCCCGCTTGTCGCTTCGAACGAGTCGCTTCGCGTTTTTCTCGTTGAGCGGCAGAGCGCGCAGAGGCAGTTGCCTTGTCTGAAGAACTCATAACAGTCATGCTTTGGACGCTCATTTGCATAACTCGCTGTTGTCCGATGGCTTGGGCAGACTTGGCGAGTCTTTCGGCTCGCGCTTTACCGCCTTCTGTGACGTTGCCTCCTGCTGTTTGGCCCGTAAGAGGGCCCTTATCAATCCTAGTTTGTGTCGTGTCCTTTAGCCCATAAGAAGCAAGGACACCACCAGTTGTTTTCTTCATTGCTCGCCCACCTACAAGCAACTTGGCAAGGAGCATGAAAGAACCCATCCCTCCGCCACCCATGAGGCTCCTAAATCCACCAAGAAGACTCATGAACATATCGACTATCCCAGTTAGGCCGTTAACAATTTTGGTGATAAACGGAAGCGCATCTATGAATATGTCTCGTACGGTCCCGGCATACTTGGACATAACTGCTATAAAACGTCCAATGGCAGTACCAAATGCATAAAATTCTTCTTTATTATCTATTATTTGCTGATTGAAATCACCAAATCCCTCAGACAACGAGTTTCCGATTGGTCTCAAGACCTTCATGACTGTTTCTTCAAGGACCTTCGCTCCATCAATGAGGGGACGTAGTTTGTCTACAATCATATTCCAGCCATCTTTGAAGCGGCCCATCCAAGAACCCATACTTTCAAACATGCCTTCAACTTTTGGCAGGTACTCGCGTATAAAGTTAACAAAGAAATCTGCCATCTTGCCAACGACGCCTTCTACATCGCCAAATAATCCACCTTGAGCGAATGCCGCGATATCGCCAGCAACTCTTCCGAAAGTAGTATTGAATATCTTAACTACGCCCTCAAACATCTTTTTGGTTGGGGCAAGCAGGGGGTCGCCAAAATCGGCAAAGTCATTTTTGATGAGGGCAAATGCAGATTTGAATCGATTCACCAATGTGTCATTGACTCTCTTGAATTGCCCATCAACTCCACCGGCAGCAGAGAGAGTTCCATCCATGATTGCTTTTTTTAATTCATCAGCAGAAGTGATGCCTAAGCCATCTATTGCTTTTTCCATTTCAGGACCGAGTTCTTTGGCGGCTGCTTTCATTTTGGAGAATGAACCCTTGGGGTCTTGCATCGCTGCAATGAGTTTTCCAGCCGACTTGGCCCCTTCTTCGAGGGGCTTACCAGCCGAAGCAAAGTCCATGAGGCCCTTGAGAAGATTTTGCGAGCCCGCACTAAACGTTGAGGTTTTAGATACTTCGGCAAAAACGGCATTAAGATTTGCCGCACCGACAGTAGCCAAATCTGCATCGGCAGCCAAAGCACGCATTGCGACTGACGCATTCTGATAGTTGTCCCCACCCTTGTATGAGTACATCGCTATCTGTTGCTCGCGTACTGCTGCTGCGGCTATAGACGCTGCTGCTGCTAGGCCTGCAGCGGCTCCAGCGGCGCCCGTTGCTAGAAATTGAAAGGCTTTTACTGCGGCGTTGCCTAGTACGAAAGATGCATGCACTGCCATCATCGCCACGCCTAGGGCTCCTACTTGGAGGGCGGCAAACTTGGCACTCATTGTTACGAACTTGATGAGCGCCCCACCAACGCTTTGATACCTTTATCAACACCATCAAAGTGTTTTTTCCACTTTACGTTGGTGGCCTCAAGACTACGGGAACTAATAGAGCCATAACTCTGGGCCATGGTTTGCAACTTGAGCAGTTTGCGCGTTACCGAATCAATTGACCGGTCGCCAATAGTCCTTACCCTGAGTGTTAAGGTTGAAGTTGCGGCCATCGGCCCCACCTCTCAATAAAGGCTTCCGTCAGAAACGACGACTTTGCGACTGACGTTCCTGCTCCTCGCGGTCTCTCTCTATAACTTTAGCACATGCCATTAATATCAGCCATTCATCATCATTTAATGACAGTAATTCCAGAGGATTGACGTGCCATAATTCCCCCAGTCTTGCAGCACTCTTTATGTGGGAGTCTTCGATTAGTTCGTCGAAGACCCCCTCGTAGGGTCCTCTACTTCAACTGTGTCCCCATAGCCCGAAGCATCAAGAATTGCCAGTGCTGCCGATTCTACGTGAGCATCAACGCCAAAAAAGGCACGCACGGCGTCAGGGACAGGGCGAGACGTGTCGGTCGCAGCCATAATTGATGCTGACGCGAAGTTCATGGAGTGGCCATCCTCTTCAACGTCCTCGTCATTAATCATGATTCCGACCGTCGTATGGCCAATGACGTAAGCGCCAAATTTTGTGGAATCCATCCCATGCTTGGAGTCTTCTCCAGCATTCTTTCTCCATGCGCGAATTTGCTGTTGAGTAACATTGGGGGAGATGCGGAGTTTGACTCCAGGGCGAGACGGAACTTCTAACAAAACTTCCGGAATCTCGACCTTTGAGGCGATGAGCGTAAGGAGTCTGTCTAGGGGAGTTTCGGACTTGGCTGTCTTGGCCTTGGGGGCCTTGACTGTCGCTTCTGTCGCTTCTGCTTCTTCGTAAAGTGGGTTTTCGTTCATACGAGAAACCTACCACACCTCATTTTCTTGTAGTGCAACTATAGAAAAATCAGGTTACTCTAGAAACGCTAAAGGTAAGAGAAAACGTTGCAGGAGCGCCCGAAGATGAGTCGCCGTCTGGCTCCGTAATACCAACGAGAAGAGCCTTGGAGTATGTGCGGTCAATGCCCTTAACTACGATATCGCAGTCATAAGTCTTGACAACAATATCGTAAAATGCTTTTCCGACCAATTCACGCATCGCTTTGATTTTTCTAGCAATATCATCTGGCGTGGAAGTCACTACTGCCTTGGAGCCTGAATCATCATAGTGGGCAGTGAGGGTGATGTCACCAACTTCAAAAGGGGCACAAAGAACCGTAGGGAACCTCGAGCCACCCTCATAAATTTTTTCTACAGATGCAGTGATTTCACCACCAGAAACTTGGGCAAACAAAAACGCGCCCCATTTGGGGTGAGTTTGGCTGACCGGCTTAATGCTGGCGAGAATTTGTCTTTGAGATACCTTGGTTGCCATTTATTCCTCCACTATTAGAATTAAACTCACACTACTGATGCTGTGAGATTTGATTTAATGATGTCTACCTGAATCTTGTCACCAACACCCGACACTCGCAGTCCAACACGAGCGGTGACTGTTCCGTCGATGAGTTGCGAGAGGGGGTTGACTGAGTTATTGCACGTTACGGTGTAGCCCTTATCGATGGGGACGCCATTCGCATCAAATGCCTCGTAGAGTGCACCCATACCTCGTAGTGGCTCAAGGATTCCAATTAAACGTCCTTCAATTTCGGCGAACATTGTCCCACGACCATCAATCGGGCTGAATAGAACATCTTCCAAGTCCTCATAGGCTCGGACGACAACATAGTTCACAACATCTTGTGCGGTTATGAAACGGAAATTGCTGGAGTCCGAAGAACATGAACGTGCACCATAGATACGAACTCGATTGTTGATGATTCTGATGGCATTGACACTTTCTGCATCAAGAGTATCTCCAGTGGCTCTATCAATTGATGCATATACTCCATTGACGTATCTGGCATCCGAGATGACACCGGCACCAGGCTGATGTGGTCCAACTTGGCTATGAGCGCGTGCACGAGCACCAGCGACGTATCCGCTTGGTGGAATAAAACGGCTAACACCAGCAGTGCCGGTCGGCACAGAAACCCATGGGTAGTAAATCGCAACGTGTTCAGCGTTTGTGCCTGAGGTTACGTTATTTGCGAGGTCACGAATCTCGTCAACAGTGTCATCAAAGGCACCATGTAGAGCGGCGATACGACTGTAACTGTTGCAGTGAGCGATGATGGCCAACGATACGGCATCTACTGTTGCCGAAGCGACGGTAGATGCTACCTCTGGGATGGCAACCATGCCGGCTCCAAAAGAATCATTAAAGAACCCTAAGGCTGTCGTGTATTGGTCATTGGCGACTGCTGTTGCTCCAATAGTGCCACCCGTGAACGCTTGCAAGGTTGCATTAACGGCAGGCATGGTAGTTGCCGTGGTATATACTCCGGGAGTGGCGCCCTCTGTTGCTACTAATATATTTGCCGCTGCTGGATGCGTATTGATTTTTCCTACCATTTGGGCTGTGGTCGTACAGGAGCCAGTAGTTACAAGAAGAACGCCGTTATAGTATACGTTCAATATACGCGCACCAGTAATTGAGCCATCCGCAATAGTCCAATGGAGTCCGGTGACGGGCGGTCCCGCAGCACCGTTTGCCCAAGTGCCAGGGCCGTCTGCGGTTAAAGTAATGACGGTAGCGGGAGAGGCCGCGCCATTGGGAATCGTGGCAGATGCCGAAACAGACGCAGTTCCCGTGGATGTCTTTTCCACCCTAGCGACATAACACTGCGTGCCACCCTCTTCAAAGAACGACTGCACCGTTGGATGCAGATAGTATCCGCTCACATACGGGCCATACTTGAGTTCAAAATCGGCCATGCTTGTGACTAGTAGTGCCCGGTTGACCGGTCCACGTTCTGCCTTGCCAACAAAGAATGCCTGAGAGGAGTTCGAGGTTGTTGGTTCGACTGGGCCACTTCTAACTGTTGTTGTAATTGTTATACCAGGCATGAGACCTTCCTTGGTTGCTTTATTTTCGGCACGTTTGTTTGGCTACCCAACCGACGCGTTGACCGTAGTTCGCTTCAAAAGAATACCAAACTCACTGACCACTCTCTTGCACCTCGAGGTCTTTAATTTCTTCAAGAGCCTCAGGCGAATCAATCAGTAGTGATGGTTCGCTCACAATAACTGCGTCCTCATCATTTGTTTCTTTTAGTTTCTTCTTGGATTTTGACGTTTCTGACACTTCTGAAGCGGGAGACTCCAGGGTACTTCTACTAAAACTAATACTACCTTTGTTTGAAAGACCGAGTAAATAGTCCTCACCGCCTTTTACGGCCGCCCATTTTCCAGCATACAAATCTGCCTGAAATGGCCATAAGCGAATTGGAAACATTGTCAAGTTATTAATTACGCTATAATCGCGATTAAGGTATGACTCAATATCTTGCGGATTCTCAATATCTTCATATTCCATTATGTCGCTCCGTGAAGTTGTCTTGGACAGATTTTACATCATTTTACTAGATTGTAGAGTACGCATAGGCAATACCGCCACCATTGTATGAATCAAAGGTTCCTGTTATGTTGGAAATTGTAAAAGTATCATTTGTTCGGGCTGTAATAGTTAGAAGCGACACGTTGTAGTAACTTGGCGATGCCCCTACTATTGTCACTACCTGTCCAGTTGTAAAATTATTGACAGCATTATATACAATAGTTTTATTTGTTTTTGTAGCCCCAGTTATTAACGAAGACCTTGTTTCGGTAACGCCCTTTTGAATAAGTTGAAGGTCGAAGGAGTTCAGTACTCCGAGTGGTTCGCGCATAACAATTTCGTCCATGTCTAGGTCATATGAAATGTATGAACCAGCCAAAACTCTCTCACCCTTTAAGAGTGTTAGGTCCGAATACTCTTCCCTAATGGAACCTTCATCAATCTCCACCTTGAACGTACCTCTAGGGTCCGTCGCCCTCAAGCAGGGGTAATCAAGCAAGGCGGAACGAACTATCGTTGTTAGTCGGTCTCGCATAATAGTAACCTCTGACGATTGTTCGGTTCTTACCCAAACATATGTTCTCATCGAGTACTTGACACGATATAGAGGGTTCGACCCATCGTGGCCAATGCGCTCCATTCCGGTCATCGACGATGCCGTAGTAATAATCGTCGGCCATTCATCTAGGGCGATTGGCTCAAAGGTTAAATATTTCACCGGGTCTGGAAGCGTAATGTCATCTATGCCCCATGCATTTCTGTAACTAACTAATCTTCCGGGCAAATTAACCGTCAGATACGCACCTACATATGATTTTGCAAAATGGGCTCCATGCATTGGTTCAATAGCCATGATTCACCTACCCAGCCGCGTGCTCGGCCGCTGCATCTGCCCACTTACGCTCATACCGCTCGGTAACAAAAACAACAGGGCGGGCGGGCATATTGCGCGTACCCGACTGATGAAACTCGGCATATTTGATGTTTGTACCAAAAGTTGCTTCTTTTTTATCTATTTTATTAGGATTACCACGCAAATCGGAGAGTGACTGAAATAGTTTTCCACTACGAATCATTGGGGTTTTCCCTGGAAAGTGAACAGATTTCCATGAGCCATATTCTGCATCAAGGGGCTTCCAGCCACCAGCGGGTAGTCCATTTTGTAGAAAGTTATTTTTCCAAAGTGTTTTAAGGTCTTCTTTTGCTTCTTTGAAGACTGGGCCAAAGTCGTCTAGGTTGTCTTTGATTTTTTCAATTTCATCAGGGATGTCATTGTCAATCATCCGAACCTTAATGTCTATACTTGCCATTAGGAGACCCTCACTCGCCGATATCGCTTGAGTGTCATTAACTCACGTTCAGTGAATCCAGTTTCCAATGGGGCAACATTGCGTGATTCAAGGTCTTTGATACCAACGACATCGTCATGCATGTTCTGCATCTCACGAGTAGCGGCACGCAGAATCATTAACTTGAATACGGGAATATTAGAACCGTCAAGACCAGCATTATAGGAAACCTCGAATATATCGTTAGCGAAACCACGATAAACATCTATTCCATATCTTCTAACTGTGTAGTCATATCCAAAGGCATTTACCAAACCGCCTGAAACGAATGCACTGATATTGCTCGTGAATCCATCAACAACAAATGTTGATGAGGTTACGCTCGTAATCTCTCTGTCAACGATGTTGTAGCCAGATGGAGTAATCCCAGTTACGGTCACATGCTGCCCTCTGGTAAAGCCGTGCGATGCTGCGGTGTAAGTAACGTTAGTGCCAGCCTTGACTGCACCAGTCACCGTAGCGCGTCTATCTACTGCCTCCGCCATATAAAGGCCAGGAGTTGATGTATTGATAATTTTTACATAATTAACTTTAGAAACAGGAGAATTACGAAAAACAATTGTCGGCGATGGCTGAGAGTACGACAGGGGATTCATCGTTGTATCTAATGAGGTGTTGTAAAAGAACGACGATGTGGGCATCCCTACGTGGTCATACGGTAAAACATATTGTTCCGTGAATTCCTCAACCTCTATCGGCCTACGAAGATATGATTCCAACTCGCTTTGAAGACCTTCAAGGACATATTCGGCAGCATCCTGCTGACGCAGGCTAAAGGAGATATCCATGTAGGTGACAAGGTCATTTACTGTGACCAGCATAAGTCACCTCCGATTCGTGGAATACTTCAGCGTCCTCTGGATTTTTTGCGAGCGGCTTTGACGGCTTTTCTGGCTGCACGGGCCTTACGGAAACGACCGGTCACTTCGTTGGCCTTCTTTCTGACGGCACCAGCGGCCACATTAAATGCTTTGCGTAGTTTACTGGGCTCGGGCATACTTCCTCCAAAATTAGAACTTATACCTCTGAAGTATACCAGCGAGCATTGCTTGGCTACAGAACTACCTATCGCTGTTGGGCGGTGCCTCAATAACTATTGAGCCAGCGTTCTCAATGGTCCCTGGTGGGGCCTCAACGGGAACCCATGCCCGAGAGTATGTATGATTTTTTATATCGCGATGCTTAAGGATTGTGGCATTCAACATCAACTCCAGTTCCAGCGGCTTCATGGCAAAATGTCTTACAAAATCTGCTTCAGAAAACTTGCCCGTCATTGAAAGCATTCTGACGATTCCTGAAAGTTTTTTGGCGACCATAGTGCCACGACCACGATTTGCCTGAACATGCATAATCATTGCATCAATTTCATCAACATCAACCCAAATCACCGGAACGACCCCGCCCGTCAGGGACATGAGGTGCTTGTTCCCAATAATTAGACGAAGACGCTGGGTCCCATCAATCACTAGGCGGCCACTTTTCTGGACGAGGAGTGGGGAGAGAAGGCCATATTGACCGATTGATTCCGCCAAAACAAGCAAGTCGGGTCGGAGAATATGTGTGGCATTCCATTTTGGTTCAATTAATTCATTGACATTGACATTCTCGATGTCCATTTTACAATTCCTCTTCTAGTTGTTGAAGTGCCGCTTGGCGGACCGTGTGTGCGCGCGTCTTTGGTCCTACAGGGGTAACCGTATGGCCCCATAGGGCATGCATAAATAATGAGCGAATTAGTGATTCCAGTGGATAAGAATATGGGTCCTTGGCGTGTTTTTGCCTAAATTCTGCAGAATAGGCTTTTGCTCGCTGAGCCGTATCTTGCCCCCAGCAGAATTGTTTAATAAATGGCATTACGCCATCCCAGCCTTTTGCGGCAGTCATTGCAATCAACTTCTCAACATCAAACTCCGACCACCACCGTCTTTGGGCGTCAATCATTGGAAAGACATCGTAAAGACGGTCATAGAAGTCTGGCTCTGTTGCGATTACGTCACCAATGCGTCTCGCTGCAACGCTATGGAGTGGATGTCCAACACGATTATTAGAGCCAGTCAAGGCTGCCAGGTCGTAATACTCGCAATATGGGGCATTGTGCTCTTCGGAAAGAAACTTAAAAACATCATCAATCTGCCAATCGTAAATAATTTTTGCAAACTTTACTGGCAACCCTTTCTTGGATTTGAATGGGGTAACGATGTAGTTCTCATTGAGTTTCTGAACACACGACCTGTACCGAACCATGGACTCTGCTGCTCGTACACCAGTAATAAAAGCAATATTGCCTCGCTTGCCAGCGGTCGTGTAGTAGTCAATGTGTTCAGGGATTGGCGTATAATGGTCCAGGCCAAAGTGGTATGCGGTTATCGCGCCGTCAGGAATGGGTCTAAAAAGACGATTGCTTTCAATTCTGGCGCCAGACCAAATCATTTCATCAAGTCGGCGCCCGAGGGACCACACCTCGAGGCCCTGGGGCATGCAAAACCACTCCATGTCAATCCAGTCAAGCCCCCTGATGTATTCGACATAGCGTTCTACCGCTGGGCTAACGAATTCTTCATCACGAAAAATAACCTTAACTGGGCCTAGTCCACGCTCTTCGTGGATTTCTTTGGCTAAGTACAGGACTGCCGAGGAGTCTTTTCCTCCAGAAAATTGCACACACACCGAATCAAAGGTGTCATATACGTGCCTGATTCTTTGCCTCGCAGCCTCCACGCAAGAGATATCCAAGAACATGCGCTGACGGGTCATTCGTTCACCCTAGCCCATCCCTGCTCCAAATATGAGTCATTGAGTGTTTTGTACTGAAATGACTTCTTCATCAGGTATCCGTGCTTGCCGGTCACTTCGCAGGTCATTGAACAAATCTTTTCGTATTTTCTAATAACTTCATCAATTTTTGAACCATGAATCGGGCTTGATGGAGAGCAGTAGTAGCGCAATCCCCCAAATTTTTCTTTAATTTGGAATATTGTGTAGTTAGGGTCGATTGCTAAAATTTCCTTGTCACAGTTGGCAATCAAGGTCCACCAACCCTCGTCGCACCAAATTTTCTTCGGTGACTCTGACGTAAAGCGAATTAAAACAGGCGCTAGATATTCAGGATATTCCATTAATTCCACTCTCATACTGGTCTTTGCTTATGAATTCGACGAGCGTTTCCCTGTCGCGCCCAACAGGGTCGCCGCTGGGCCAAATTTGCTCCATGGGGGTTTCTCTCGCGTATCTGATAACCCCATCGTAATCAAGCACCTTGAACTTCAGTACTCGTTCAATGGTGGGAGCAAGACGTATTCTGTCAATATCTTCGTTGTGGGCCATATTCTTGTCAGCGTGCCGTTAGGAATTGCTGTCTTTGCGAAGGATTTCTAGAATCTCAGCAAGAAGACTCTTGATATCTCTCAGCGTCTCATGCGACTCTCGTACTGGTTGGGCTGCTTGAAAAACGTGACGTTCCGCTGTTAGGCGCTTATTCGCCTCAATTGCTGCTTTATTCATTTCCATGATGTTCTCCTTTGTTTTTGGCTGGCGAGGCAGGATTCGAACCTGCGGCAGACGGTTTAGGAAACCGCTATTCTATCCACTGAATTACTCGCCATAGTTAGCGCACGAACGATAACACCGTTACGGCGGTATCGCCTACCAAGCAATCCCTTCCGCAACTTCCTTGCAGGTGTCATATTCTGCGTATGCGTATTCTTTTTTCCCAAGTTCGGCGGCCAGATTTTCTGCGACTTCTTTCCATAAATCGCGGTCAACCAGCAATTTGTCAAACATTTCCTTCAGGGCACGAGACGGTAACTTTTGGTCATCCACGACGCGCCTCACGTTCCCAGAGGTCGCGTTCAACCTGAATGCCATCTATCGTAGAAAGCAAGCGCTCGATAGTGTCTGCCGCTTGGTGTAGTAGCAGGCAGTCCGCGTGACCGTGGTCCGCCTTTGGGTCAGTCTTTGTCCATGGCTTGCCAGCAGGACAAGCGCGCTGGCGTAATTTACTAACAAGTTCTAGGCTCACTTCTACTCCTCAGGCCTTGCCGTCAACTGTAGTGACAATTCTTGCTTGATGTGTTGTCTCTATCCACACCTGAGCACCGCAGGATAATGGCGTACTTGGGCTATAGAGGACACGAGCAACAACATTCCCACCCTCGTCGCAAATTTCTACTTCATTGCAATAGGTTGCCTTGCCACTTCTCGTTTTTCTAACACTAAGCGGCGGAAAGTCTGTTTCCTGTTTGCGATTAGTTCGTATTGTGTTGCTATTGACGTGAATTATCGACATGCCGTGACCCTACTTGATGGGACATGCCCCTGTTGCGCAATCATCCAACTCCATCAAACCATCGAATGCAGGGCGATGTAAGGGGATTGAGAAGTCAATCTTGCTTAATGACTTCTCATAAGCCTCTTTGGTGCATTCCTCGTATGGAGGTAGCGGGAAGTTGTGGTCGGTGTGAAGAAGGAATGAAACAGACTTCACTGAATCATCGTAATTCTTTGAAAGCCATTCTTTGATTTCCGCAAGTTCTTCCTTGCGATAATACACAGTGACCGAAACAGCATTATCTGCCCATTCTGTCTGCATCTTCTTCACCCACTCAAGTTGTGCCACGGCAGTCATACTGCTTGCCAACACAGAGCCCTCAGGGGACTCACAGGGGAACTCAACAACGAAACGAGTGTGGTCCTCGCGACCGTCGATTCCGACGTCGTAGCAGACCTTGTATCCACGCTTGCGACACGCTTCCACCAATGGGTCAGAAGAACCAAA